TTACGGAAACCGGCAGGAGATTCAAAAGGTTCAACTCTTGAAGCAAGACCTGCGATATCACCGTTAAGTGGGGTATATCTGTATACATCATTATATCTGTCATATCTATACTTATAACCTGAATCCATTACATAGTAAGAAGAACTTGGTAAGCTATTCTTATATGCAATAATATTTGCTAATTTAGCTTCAGATTTGCTTTCATCAACAACATCTGATTTAGCAGGCGAAATAAACGCAACTGCATCTTTTCTGTAATCAGCAATATTTGAAATAAGGTATGTAGCAAGATTACCACTATCGTCACCTTTACCTTGTAATACGAAAGATACATCAATCTCATTTGAAGATTTGAATAAATCGTAGGCACCGGCAAGGTCGGCTAATGTTGCTGCAGTTTCTGTTCTACCATCTGTACCTAATGCTAATGATTCATATTCAGAAGTTTGAGCTTCGAAGTGAGCAGTATTAGCAACAGTAACCCAAGAAGATTCTTGAGCAATTACTTCTTTATAGTAATTTGTTTTACCGTTTGATAGTTTTGCACTTGTTGATGTAGAAACATCAGAATAAATTTCTAATACAGTATCTGGTGTTCCGGATATTGAACCATCTTCATCAATAACAGCAATATGGAAATTGCCTGTTGCTGGAGCTTTTCCAAATAATCCTGAGAATGCCCATTTCTTTGTAATACTTAATTTATTTAATTCTGTCTCTGCTAATCTGTATGGTTGACCTAAAGTAATAGTATATCCATATGATGTAACTAAACTGGTGTTAGCAGTTTCATCGCCTGCAGAATCTCTCCATTCTTCAGCAATTGAAGAAACTGGTATTGATTGATAACCTACTGAATCGTTACCGATGACAAATATATCACCTGCATCAATTGTTGTAGTATCAATTCTATATGCTGGTGCAACTTCAAATTCAACTGAAGTAGCATTAAAAGCAATTGTTTGGTTAATGGAAGTATTACCTGTGATTCTTGATGAAGTAATATTACTTACTTCAATAAGATCAGCTTCAAAGTTTGTATCTTTAACATACGCAACCTGTAATGAGTTACCTAACTCTCCAGGATATAATGCATCAAATGCACCATATACATGAAGTTGAGTATTTGAGCTTGAAGTATCAGAAGCAGAAGCAGTAACTGCTCCATTATCTGCACGAGCAACCCATAATGCATTTGCATATGAAAGATAATCAGCTGCTACAAAGAACGTCTCATAGTTATTATCATTGGGTTCACCAAATCTTTGAACTAATTCATTCTCTGAAGAAACAAGTATTGCTTCACCTACCGGGCCCCATCTAAATACACCAGCTACTGCTGCAGGTGGTGTTGCGATGGCAGGAACCGATGCTGATGCGTCCACCTCTCGAACAATTACGGAAGGACTTACGGAAAAAGCCATATTATTCTCCTTTAAATATTATCTATTTTAAACCTATTTACTAATTTATAGTTATCACAGTTTTATTTATAATAATCTAAACTACACTTCAAAAGTTCTTTCAGGTCTGTACTCAATCCATCCTTGTTCATCTGGTAATGGATCCCCTGTATCAATAAATCCGAAAGGTAGTAATTCTTCATCAAGCTGTTGTTCAGTTTTTTCTTTCAATGCTGCTAATGTATTGATATCTGTTAATTCTCTAAAGAATCGTTGGTCAGATAACCAAGCAAATAATACTAGATTCATAACGAGATCATCGTTAGCTCCAGATTCAGCTTCGTAAGAATTACCTTTTTTACTAAAACGTGATAACTCCTGTATTGTATTATAATCTTGTATTATTAACTGATTTTGTTCAATTAATAATTTCAATATAGAACAACCTTTTGATTTTACTTGTCGGGTTGTTCTTATTCCATGATCTGCTCTCTTCCCTCCAAAACCACCTGAAACTTGTTTACCGGATCGGCCGGCATTTTCAGTGAAAAGAAGATTTTCATAGCCGTAGTCCATTAAGAGTACATCAGAAACCTGCTCACCGATGTCATTGATTTCTATTAATATGGCACTCTCATTATACATCAGCCCTATTCTATATATAACAGAGGCAAAGTCAACTGGACTTATAGTATTGTCCTGAAAGCAACATACTTGTTTGTATGGCATTTCAGTTACATCAATCATAGTAAATGTTGAATAATCAAGGCCTTTACCTCTTGACACATCAACTGTCATAACATATGAATGATTAGGTATTGCTTTTTCGTATTGTGTAATACCTTCACTTTCAGTAATTGGTTTGGATGGTGCTAGTTCTTTTAATTTGGCACCACTAATAAGAGTACCTGAACTACCCAAGAATTGACAACAGTACTCTTGATTAAATTTTTCGTTATCAAAATCTAATGCTTCAAGAGTTTCATCTTTCCATTGTTCGTCTCTACCTGGAACATCATACCACATAACTTCAACAAACTCATAACCGTTAGTACCTTCTTTGGCACCTTTACAAGTTTTCCAAAAATGGTTCAATCCATTTGGTGTTGAAGTCATTAATAACTTTGTACTTTGACCTGATGAAATTGTTGGATATACTGAAGCAAAGAATTCATCAAATCCTTCAATAAACGCAACCTCATCAAGATATAGAAAAGAAATAGATTTACCTCTAATTGCCGAAGATGTTGTAGTTCCTGCGTATATCTTACAACCATTTTCCAATGTTATATTACCTTTATTCCATTCTTCAATACCTTGCTGCATCCATTTAGGTAATGCCTCATAGGCAAGCTGAACTCTCCCTAATACTTCTCTAGCCGCATCACCCTTGTTTGCCAATATGGCAACGGTCTTAAATTCATTAAATAAGATGTAGTGTAATATAACCGCTACTGCTGTTGTAGTTTTACCTGCCTGTCTTGAGGTAAGTACAGCAACTCTTCTATTTTTTGTAATCTTTTCTGTAATTTCTTTTTGATAATCATACATCTTAATAGGAATTAAGCCTCTATCAACATGTACAATTTTAATATAGTTTTCAGCGAAGTAAATAGGATCTTCAGCGCATTTCATATACTCCTTCAACATCTCTGGAGTAAATTCGATTTGTTCTCCAACTTTTTTGAGGTATGAATTACCTAAGTACCCGCGATCTATCATTCGTTGTTATCGCCTTTAATCATTTTTAATAAATCAGCGGTCGATACAATTAAGTTATTATTTGTAACTTGAGTAGATGGTCCAGATTCTTCTTTAGCAAATCTTTTCTTTGTAGACATTTCAACATAATCTTTGTTTGCATCAAGCAATGTTTTCATTAGTGTGGATACAACTTCAAATGCTCGAGGAGATTCTGATTGTTTCGCAATTGCTGTCATTTCTTTAACTGCATCATCACCAAGATTAATAATATTCTCAATATTTTGTTTTGCTAATTCAATGTCTTTTAAATTTTCTTCAGCTTCTTTTGTAATTGCCGCAATAGGATGTACTACACTTTCTTGCGGCAAATTCTTTAAATTATCTACACTTTCCTGCACCAAAGGATCTTCTTCAAGAGTTGCTTCAAATTCAGCCCTTAAATCTTCTTTGGCATCTTCCAAAGGTCTCATATTTAAAGCTTGCGCAATTTTATCATCAGTCATATTCACCATCCTTTGCTTTGTATTCCTTATTATTTATTGCGCATGATTTTCGTAATAGGCTGCTACTGAATCTGTGATCTCTTTTATTAAAGTGTAAATCAATATCTCGCTTACGACAGATATCTTTTCCTGTGAAATCTTTATCACGATATTCTTCTCCTAATATACGAACATGAATTGTATATAGTTCTAAAATATCTTCAAGATCTCTTTCAGTACAATAAGGAATAATTTCGTCAACATATCTTACTGCCTTAAGTTGACTATATCTTTCTACAATAGTTTGAATAGGTGGGTTCTTTATATTAGGACGATCCTGTGAAGGATCCATTTGTAATCCTACAATTAAATAATCACATTGTTCTTTTGCTTCTCTTAGCATTTGAACATGGCCGGCATGAAGCAGGTCAAAACTGCTACAAGTAAATCCAATTTTCATAATTTATTTCCTCTTAACTAGGTTCAGTATCGGATACTTGCTCGATAAAGTCCCAGTTGTCATCAAATTCAATTAAACTAAAATCAACGGTTAGTTCAGGATCAGTTGTTGGTGTACCGTTTGCTGTCATACCTGGTTGCATAGTTTGATATTCAACAAACTCTGTATTCGCAAGTATATCGTCAGCATAACGTACATCAATAAATCTGATAATATTCTTATCTCTTTCCGGTCCAAAGAACCAACCTTTCATTGTAAAGTTCAGTGTATATAAAACACTTCTTCTTGTTGTAAATGCTTCTTCATAAACATCCTCACTTGTTACTCCAGATAAAATTAATGGAATATCCATTGGTTCCAGACCATCAATGAGTCGAACCGTACTTGTAAACTCGGGATTAAAGAACGGTAATATTTGTTCTAATATTTTAACGGCATCTTCATTATATTTTGCCATAATGTATAAACTGAATCCCATGTTATATGGAGTTCCTGCATACAGAAATTTGCGATATCCGCTTGCTTCATCAACTGCAGTCTTTCTTAATTTTCTTGTAGGAGCAACTTTTCTTTCAGTGTCATATGCAAACGATGTAAGTTCAAAAGCCATACGAGGCAATGTCATTGCGTATGGTTGTCCTGCCGAAGGATTACCAGATGCATCAGTGGAAGCTCCACCTAATAATGCAGGATCTTGGTCAAGACGAGCTAAAATCTTTTGATATGGCCCATAAGAAATAGGTACTATTTGTCTCTGATTAAGTGTACCATCAGTGCTTGTTCTTCTAACTTCTAATTGATTAAAATATGTACCAAATAAGGCAACATATTT